TTTACAGATATCAAATAAAGAATCAGCCAATGTGATTTTTTATACTGCCGATACAGAGCGTATGAGGATTGATGCTTCTGGTCGCGTTACACTACCATATCAGCCAAGTTTTAGAGCATATGCCACGACAGCTCAAACGCCCGGATCCCAAGTAGTAATTATTTTTAATAATGATAGCGCAACCAATATGTTTAATATTGGTAGCCATTATAATACATCTAATGGAAGATTCACTGCTCCTGTAACAGGAGTCTACGTATTTCAAGTACAACTTTTGTTCTCAGGCCAGACTGCTGGCACGGGAGGTGATACAGCCATTTATAAAAATGGGGCTAGTATTATTAGTTTTAATCGTAGGCGATATACAGCTGATGCAACTGGATATGGTGGTTATTTGGAAAGTACAACAACTAATATTCTAAAATTAACTGCCGGTGATTATATTACTGTAGTTAATGATGCATCATCAAGAGTACTTTATGTAAATGATCCAAATTGGACTCATTTTGCAGGCTGGTTACTAGGATAACATATGTCAAGAGCTCGTTCAGTTTCTCAATTAGTTGGTGCTAACACAGCACTTGGCAATACTGTTATTACAGGAACAGCTAACGTTTCCGGTGCTGTTGCTTTTTCAAACACACTCTCCGTGGCAAGTAATACATTACTTGGTACGACCACAACAACAAACAATTTACGACTAAATCAAAAATTAGCTGTAGTAACTACCGGTAGTGGCATTTATGGAGGAGCATCTTTAACAAGCTATCCAGGCACCGTTAACGTTAGTTCTATTATAGATTTACAGCGCAGTCGTGGCACAACTGATGGATCAATGACGACTGTTGCTTCCGGAGACATACTTGGTTATGGTCCGGTTTTTCGTGGAGCAGACGGAACAAGTTTTGTAGATGCAGCCTATATTCAAGGGGCAGTGGATGGTACAGTGAGTACGGGAGTAGTGCCTGGTAGATTGACTTTTAATACCAGCAACACTTCAGGTGGTAATCAAGAAGTAATGCGTATTGATTCTTCTGGCCGCGTCACAATGCCATATCAATCCCTGGCTGTAGTCGGAAGAGATGGGGGAGATGTTGCTTCCCAAACATCTCCTATTCCATATAACCAAACTATTACAAACGTGGGCAACTGTTGGAACGGTTCTACCTATAGATTTACTGCTCAAGTTGCTGGCTACTATTATATGTCTATAAATGCTCTCGCCAACAATTCCACCGGAGTGGAAGTAGCAATTAGAAAGAATGGTTCCGCGACAGTCGTTAACACTAGAGGATATGGTAACGGGACAAGTTGCTCTGCTGCTGGCATAATTTATTTGGCAGTAAGCGACTACGTCGATGCAAAGGTTGAAGGTTCTTATGCCATGAACGGCGGTAATGGTTATGCGTACTCAGGAATGACAGTATATTTGCTGGGTTAACAGTCAGTTTTAGGCAATCATAAATACGCCATAATAGGAGAAATTTATGGCAATTCCCTCATCAAGACAAGAATTCAAAGATTACGTTCTGCGCTCTCTTGGCCGTCCAGTAATCGAAATTAACGTAGATGATGATCAAGTAGAAGATAGAATTGATCAAGCGTTAAAGTATTATGGCGATTATCACTTCGATGCTACAGAGAGAACATATTACAAACACCAAGTAACAGATGCTGATAAGGTAAACAAGTATATTACTTTACCTGAAAACATCATTGGGGCTGTAAGTATATTCTCTATTGGCGATCCATCTGTTCGAGCCGATGACCTATTCAACATCCGCTATCAAATAGCGCTCAATGACCTCTACACACTAACTTCCGTATCACTTGTGCCATACTATATGGTAATGCAACACCTTGCTACAATTCAAGAATTACTAGTCGGAAAACAACCAATCAGATTCACAAGACACAGAAACCGTCTAATGGTTGATATGGATTGGGCTACTCTCAATACTGGTGAATATCTTCTAGTAGAAGCATATGAAGTAATTGATCCAGAAGTCTACACAGACGTATGGGGCGATCGTTGGTTAGCTCTTTACACAGAGCAACTAATCAAACGTCAATGGGGTACAAACCTTAAAAAGTATGACGGAATGCAAATGCCAGGTGGTATTACATTTAATGGCCAAAAGATTTACGACGAAGCTGATGCTGATATCAAGCGAATAGAAGAAGAGATGATAATGAACTACAGCTTGCCAGTAATGGACATGGTCGGTTAAGGATACATTTTGGCAACGTCCGTCTATGTAAACAACTTTCAGTCAAGCATGGAGCAAGATCTCCTTGCTGATCTTGTTGCAGAATCAATCCGCATAAACGGAATTGATATCTACTACTTGCCAAGAGAGACTGTAGATAAAGATGCAATCTATACAGAAGATGCGTTGAATGAATACCAACGTGCAATATTAGTTGACGTTTATGTTAAGTCGTTTGATCAGTTTGGTGGGGAAGGACAGTTCCTTCAGAAGTTTAACTTAGAGATCAGAGACACAATGGTGTTCTCAATATCTCAAAGAACCTTCCAGAACGAGATAACAAACCCTGTTGGAATCATTAGACCGCGTGAGGGTGACCTAATATATCTACCAGTTGCTAAGCGTTTATTCAAGATTTCATATGTCGAGAAGTTCCCAGTAATGATGCCTCTTGGCTCTTTACCGTTCTTTGATATCAAATGTGAGATGTTTGAATACAGTGGTGAATTGCTTAATACTGGTATTCGTGATATTGACCGTATTGAGAGAGACTACAACATTGAGCTCAATAATTATACAATTGCTACAGAGTCTCGTTTAGAGTTGAAGGACGAGGATGGATTCTCAATTATCCAAGAATCATATGATATTGACAATACCGACCCAACAGCTCAGAATGACGAGATAGAAGCAGAAGCAGATGACTTTATTGACTTCACACAGATCAATCCTTTTAGTGAGAATGCTCCGTAATGTTTAGTACCTTTTATCACGGCACTCTAAGAAAATACGTAACGTTATTTGGAACGTTGTTTAACGACATCTATGTCAACAGATTTGATTCTGTCCATAATGTAACTAACACAATCAAAGTTCCGCTAATGTATGCACCAAGAGAGAAGGTGCTTGCAAGGTTAGAAAGTGATCCATCATTAGATAGACCAGTAGCAATGATTCTGCCAAGGATGGCATTTGAGATTACTACCATGTCTTATTCGCCGACTAGAAAACTGCCTACTATTAATAGAAGCGCAAAAGTTAGTACGGATCCAAAGCAATTAAAATATCAATACAATCCAGTTCCATACGATATTTCATTCTCGCTATATATTATGGTAAAGAATCAAGAAGATGGTACTCAGATCCTTGAGCAAATTCTTCCATACTTTACGCCGGAGTGGACAGCAACAATAAATGTATTACCTGAAATGGGATACAAGTTAGATGTCCCTACTGTGTTATTAAACGTAACTCCTCAAGATTCCTATGAAGGAAACTTTGAAGAAAGACGCGCAATAACATGGACACTTGATTTTATAATGAAAGGATACTTCTACGGACCAGTTAGAGAATCTAAAGTGATTACACTTGCCAACACAAACTTCTTTGATACATCAGGCTTTGATAATATCAATGATGCAGTTGGTAATATAGTAGATCCTGTAGACAGAGCAACCGTTGAGCCAGGGTTGACAGCAAATGGTCAGCCAACATCCAACGCATCGTTGTCTATAGATAGAAATGAAATAACTGCGAATAGTAACTATGGATTCATCGTCAAACTCAACGGATAAAATATCTCAGAGCTTAGGTATAGCTCCTTTGCAGAAACAAGAGATCCTTCCCGCTACCCAAAGCGATCAAGTCACAAATGACTTTGAATATGCTCGTGGCAATATTATCAATACGATAGAAAAAGGGAACGAAGCACTTCAAGGAATTCTTGATGTTGCTGGTATGGGTCAGCACCCAAGAGCATATGAAGTGGCTGCTAATCTTGTTAAAACAATGGTTGAAGCAAATAAAGATCTTCTTGATCTGACTAAGAAGAGAAAAGAGATTGAAAAAGCAGACAATGCTCTCAATCCTCAAACAGTTAATAATAATTTATTTGTTGGTTCGACTGCTGAATTGCTAAAAGCATTGAAGTCAAACAACATAAAAGATATTAAATAATGTCGTATAATGGCAATCAGAACCTTGTTGGACTCAGAGATACATTAGAGTTTTCTAGAGAACAAGTCATCGAGTATGCAAAGTGTGCTCGCGATCCATTATATTTCATTGAGACATATGTTCAGATTGTCAACGTCGATAAAGGTCTTGTCCCATTTGATATGTGGGACTTCCAAAGAGACATTGTCAAGTTAGTTGAATCTGAGCGTTATGTAATATGTAAGATGCCTCGTCAGGTTGGTAAAACAACTACTGTAGCATCAATTCTTTTACATTATGTCCTATTCAATGAGAACTACTCGATTGCTATTCTTGCTAACAAATTATCTCAGGCACGTGAGATCTTAGGAAGAATACAGCTTGCGTTTGAGCATTTACCTAAATGGTTGCAGCAAGGTGTAGTTGAGTGGAATAAAGGTTATATCGAACTTGCTAATGGTTCAAAGATTCTAGCATCTGCTACATCTTCATCAGCAATTCGTGGTACATCTCAGAACTTAATCTACTTGGATGAGTTTGCGTTCGTACCAAACAACATGCAAGA